AACAGTTCATTCATCATTCTATCAGTGGCTTCGTTACCCGTTAATTTCTCTACACCTTCACTTACAGCAATAGTTAAGTGGTCGAGTATAAGATACTTACAACCCATCAGAGCTAAATACTCTATCTTATCGACTAGGCTACCATCAGATACAGCACCTTGGTGGTCTAGCAGAATCAGACGACCATCACCGAACACTTCATCGAATGCCTTACGTTCTTCTTCTTCTGTAGTATCACCTGTAGACATATCTTTCATAAGCTGCATACCGATAAACTTACCAGCAGTGTAACCTACTGATTCTTCTAACGATATCATACCTACTTTCTCTTGAGTGGTACTGAGTATATGCAGCACAGTTTCTTTAATGATACTACTCTTACCGATAGAGGTACCTGAAGTAAACAGTGTTATCTCACCTTGCCTAATACCTTTTAACTTATCTTGTACAACAGACAAGCATGGAGGATAGGGGATAGTGGGGATTTCCTTCTTATCACGATAGGCTTCCCATATAGATTCACCTGACATTATACCAGCAGGATTATAAGGTTGTGCATTCCAGATAGCTCTATTAACTTCCATGAATCCGTGCTTAGTGTATTCATCAGAGGCATCTTTCTCTCTACCTTTAACAATCTTAACCTTGTCGTAGCCACATATCTTAGCTAGTTTTAAGATCGCTTCTTCGCCTGCTTTGTCTGCATCCATCCACAAACATATCTCACCGAATGATCTTAGCCACTCTCGTTGTGCAAGAGGTGCCTTCATATTGCTTGCTGACGCTAAAGAAACTACAGGGTATATAAATCCTTTCTGGTCATAAGATTCAGCTATAGCGAGAGTGTCTTCTTCTCCTTCTGTTATTACAAGTCTCTTGCCTCCTCCTGAGAAGTTCTGTTGACCGAATAACTGGTCTCCCATATCGCCTTGAAATCTAAAAGTCTTAGGCATCGATCTTACTTTACTACCTAGTTCTTCTTGGTCTTTATGATAAGGGTAGTACACAGTATCAACCTGACCATTAGAATCATAAGAACTTCTGACTCCGAACATCTCGGCTACCTTCTTACTTATCTTTCGCTTGGCAGCAGTACCATAAGGTAAACCGCTTACTGGTATTACTGCCTCCGGTTCTACTTGTGTGTAAGCTTCCTTGGGCTTTTCACCTTCTTCGTAGTTGTAATAGTTAGTTGAACAGCTAAAGCAATAACCTGATAGACGATCATCGTCTTCTAAGTATACTGCAACTGCATCTGAGCTGTCACATTTAGCGCAGCTACTATGCCTTTGAAATTGACCACTTCCCATAACGTACTCCTTGTTTTAAATTTCTGTTAGTGTAAAGCCAATGTATTCTTTACCACGGCCGACTACTTTCTTGGTTGCTGAGATATTCATAATTTGTTTATCATCAAAACCAAACCATCTCTGTAGTACATCTAACAATGTTTTAATGGGGTTGTCTACATCACTTAATGACGTAGCAAACCCCCAGCAAATATCAAGTTTGAATCGCATTTCTGCTACATTACGATTATCTGGTATTTTATACTCAAATAATTCTAACGCCATTAGCTCTTCAAACTTCCTATACTTAGCACTTTTCTTGCGCTTTAAAGTATAGGCAGCATTAATTGATAAGGGTTTTACAAGACATAGCATATGCAGTTCCCATAATTCCTTACTATAGTTAGACATCTAGTATCTCCTTTTCGCCTGTCACTATATTGTAGCGTTCATTAGGCTTCTGACGGATATAGATTAAGTCAGTCATAAGCTGACAATATTTTAACCAATCAGCTTCATTAGATAGCGTTCGGTAAGCTTCTTTTACTGTTGCTAATCTCTTGGACGCTGGCACCATCATCAGAATCTTTTCAGCTTTCTTGATACCTATGCCTTTAATACCGGGGATACCATCTGTGCTATCACCTGTTAAGATTTGCAGATGCAACATTAAATGCGCACCATCAACATCTATTGGGTGGTGTATATCTTTCTGAGGATTATAGATAGGCACGGGTACAGTTCGGAGGTCTTTGTCTGGACTAATTACAGTTCCGTCATTAGCCATAGCAAGGTACGCTACTACATCATCAGCTTCTTCACCATCAGCTTTAATAGCTTTATAGTGATTAACTAATCGCTCATATACAGCAAGCATAATAGCTTTCTTTTCAGGGTCTTCCTCAGACTTTCGGTTAGACTTATACTCAGAGTATATATCATGGCGAAAGTTTCCCTTACCTTTAACAACAAAGGTTACATCATCTATATGTGCCCACAACTCTGACAGCACTGCTTCTATAGAATGATCTAATTTCTCTAAAGCTTCTTCAAGTGTTTTATCACCCCAAGAAGCTACATATACTAATGCATCAGCATCATAGTAATATTTCATTTTAAAGCCTCCATTATATTATTGTAGCCTCAGCATTATTATAATCTGGGTTGGCTCCTACTAGAGAGCAAAACTCAGTTATAGCTAGTTCTTCGGCTTTTTCTTGGCTGATAGCATCGATATAAATAGTACGTTCTATGCTACCTTCTACAACATTAACTATAAAACCTTTTAAGAATTTACTACTAATTGGTTTACTATCCATTAGTGTACCTCCAGATAGTCATTACCGCATTTAACATCACCTGCGCACATAAGAGTTATACCGAACTTCTTAGGTGTTTCTTCAAAGCAGTGACGAATGATTACTTCAGCTTCAGCAGAATCTTTGGGGTCAATTTCCCAGCTACACTCATCGTGATATGCGAGTAGTTGTAGGAACTTAATACCTTTAGCTTCAAAGCCTTCGTTGATATCTACAATAGTGTGCTTGAAGATAATGGCTTCTGTACCTTGAATCAGATAGCAGAATGCTTTGTAAGCATCTTCTACAATAATCTTTCGACCATCAACACCCATTAAGTATCCTCGTTGTGCAGCAGTTTGTGATCTTTTAGTAAGTTCACGTAGTGCAGGCCAGCGATTTAGAAACTTATTCTTGGCTTTATTACCAGCAGCTTCAGGTATACCTAAGATACTTGCTAGCTTGCGACCACCAGCACCGAAGGCCCATGCAAAGAAGAAAGGCTTAGAGTCTGCGCGACTACAACCTATTGCATCAGCATTTTTCTGGTGTATATCTCCACTGATAATTTCATTGATGAACTCATTATCTTTAGAGAAGTGTGCCATGATACGTGCTTGGTAGGCAGCACCATCAGCGGATATAATAGTCTTACCTTCAGGTACTTTGAACAACTTACGTATCTCAGAACCATAGGCAGCTTTAGGTGAAGGTATATTGGCTATACCGATATGGGTTTGTCTACCTGTGGCAGCACCTATATCTATTACATCACCATGAAGACGACCATTCCAGTACATCTTTTCCCAGCCTGTTAATACTGAGAGTCTAGCACGAAGAGTAAAGAATCTATCTATCATAACACCTGTAGGCCCCATACGAGTTAGAGCAGTAGTGGTTAGTTTAGGTGAAGTCTTTACGAAGGAACCATCAATACGCTTAAAGTTCCAGTCATCCCATACAATACCTTTGCGCTCTAAGTAATCTTTAAGATGATCTTGATTACCTATACGTGCAGGAGTGAGTATAGTTCTTTGGAATTGAGTACCAGCCTGAATAGGTGGCGGCACTTTAAGAGCGTCAGAAGGGTCTATGTAAGTACCAAGGTACTCGCTAAGAACTCTAGCAGATACAGAAGTGTACTCACCATTCTTCTTATACTTAGGCGTTTTAGGTTCTTTATCAACCATGATAGTGATATCACCTAGCAAGGGTTCAACAGTCTTTTCTATATGGGTTAATTCATCTTGAATTATTTCCATCAGTTTAATCTTACCTTCTTGATCAAACTCCCAGCCGTTATGACACTGCATGGCTGTATAGTGAGACATTTTATGCTCAATGTCAATGGCTTGTTGATATTTATTTGAGGTTCGTTTAAGTATAATATCAGCTTCACTAAATACTTTTCGGTATATAGCTTCATTGACTGTAACGTCTTGTATACAGTAATCCATCATTTCAGGTGTATACTTAGACCAGTCATTGTAATCGCCTTTGGGGAATAATAAGTTCTCACCCCATGACTTCATACTATGCTTACCTATTCTGTTAAACTGATTTAACCTAGACATTATTAACGTGTCATAGATTTTACTGACAGGAATAGTATAATTAAGCACTTTAGTAATAGCAGGTCCATCAAACCTAATGAAGTTGTGACCTATGATACGATCAGCAGCTTCCATGTAGGGTATGGCAGCAGCATTATCAGGCAGATTCTCATCATAATCTGAGAAAGATAATGTTTCACCACCAACTTCTTTGATTGCTATACACCAAATTGTGGTTAAGTCTGTTAATAACCCATCAGTTTCGATGTCTACAATTATATTTTTCATATATTTCCTTATAGGTCTTGA